GAGGGCCCTGGAATGGGGTCCTCGTCGATGCTGGAGTAGTGGGAGGAGGTAGAGCTGACAATAGAGGAGGAAATTACTTGTGTTTTATAATGCACAGTCCATTTTCCAGTTTCACTAAACCTCTCGGCATCTGCATTAAATATGGTAAAATAAGCTCGGTCTCCAGTATGGTCAACAAAGTAACAGCCATCATAATCCACTTCACCTTTTACCAAATGCCAGGTTTCATTTGTATCCTGATAATATATTCTGTCCCAGTTAGGATACACCATGGCATTATCTTTATTATTATCAAACCATACTTCCACTTCATAACCACGTTTTTTCAAACAATTTTGTGGTGGTGTGTTTATTAACTGTGCACTGACTTCTGTTAAAGTCCATGGTTCAGTCCCAAAGGGTGATTTCAATAATGATTGCAATGTTAAACTTAGCTTTATGGCTTCCTTTGCATTATACTCAGTCACTGCTAATGCAGGCAACGGTTGCATGCCTAATGTTGTTAGCCCTTGTTTTCTGGCATAGTGCATAATAATATTTTCTTTTCTAACATTTTCCCAATATTCAATTTGAGACTCCAAAGTGGTGCTGCCTGATTCAATGTGACTCAGAATTGCTTCTTGTACTGCATCGAAACGATTGATTAGGGACTCCATCTTCTTTGCTCAAGTCTAATTGTGGACCTAGTTTGCTAAAGAAAGATTTCCAATTTGCATCAGTAAACTTATATAATGGTGTCCCATTTTCTGAACATGGCATTGCATTTGGAAATTCAAAACACTGTAATCGACTATGTAAATATTTTAAAGACTGATCTTGCTGTACATCTATATTTGTTGTAAACAGTAACGGTGGCAATTTCATTTGTATAGGTGTTTTATGTTTAGCATCCAAAGACATAGTATTGCCATCTAACGCGTTTCTTAGGTTTTGATCTATATATAGCCATGCTACATATGTAACATCATCTAAATAGCCTATTTTAGCATCTCTTAAAGGTTGTAACCAAAAATGACTGCCTCTATTAACATAAGAAACTACAGCTCCCTTTAAAAAATTTATAAGTGAAAAGCAAAACATAGATTTGCCAGTATCAGGTGGACCATAAAATACCAATGAATTCTTTTTTGGAATACCCTTTAAAAAGTTTTTCATAGCTATTAACAATGATAAAATATTTACATTTTGAAATTTCAAAAACTGGGATATTGGTTTCCAATCTGCCTCTTCTGTACATTCATCACAACATTTATATATCCATGCAGACATACTCATTTCTTTCATCTCATATCTCTTATAATATTTTACCATAATACTACAATTTTTAACATGTGTAACCTGGTTATTAGTTCTTAAATATGCGGCTGCATTTGCATTTTCTTCAGCATAACAGGCATAGTGGTAGGCTATATCACAATCGTCAACAAAATTATTATCATATGCCCATTGCACCATATCTGCAAAATCAAAGGATTCAGCAGTTGCTACTTGATGATTTACTTGTGTTTGTCTTACAATCCAATCAGGTAATGTACCTACAGTGTATGCTGTATTATTAATTACACTTTTATAAAAAAACAGTGCAGTTGCCATACTCCTTGATCTCGGAGGATCTGCTAAAAACTGAAAAGGTTGTATTCCTAGTAATGAACACATTAATTTACTAACTGTTTCTCTACTTTTTGAGGCTTTAAAATGTAATAAGTATAAAGCATGAAAACAATATATTTTAACAAATACATAATTACAATGCTGTGTTAATAATACTTTAGAACCTTCTAACACTTCTTCTGCTGCTTTAAATATGGCAACTACCCAACAATCATTACAGGTTTTATCACTGCGATAACTTCTGGTTATTTCAGTATATGCAACGCCAAACCATTCTTTAAATTTACCTAACATTATAGCTCTGCCATTACAACTTTGTAATAACTCTATGTTTATATCATTGGTCATACACGTAGATACTACATTTGTTGTTTCATTAGATGTTTGCGACTCTACCTGTGTAACATTATTCTCAGCTTCATCTTCAAATACACCACTGTCCTGAAATAATTTTCTTTTGATGTTTCTTTCTTTTTCAGGAGTAATTTTAACAGCTTGCAGCTGCGGACTTAAATCTGCAACTGCTTGCTCTGGACTTTTATGATACTTTCGTTTTAGGGCTGTGATTGCACTATTACATTCTTCTGTACATTGAGCATGGTATAGTGCCAGGGAATTCCCCTGATCCACTTCATCATCATCTACTAAATTAGAAATTATTGATCCATCAGAGCTTTCTTCAAACAGTTCATTAAGCGTATCTAAGCTGTCCACACATTCAGCCTGCTGAACAATATACCAACTGCTATCAAAAGTGTCATCATTATTTCCAGTACCTTTTAAATTAGGATCTCCCATGGTTTCCCGCTCTTCTGGCACACCCAGGACAACAAATAGCCAGTTTTTCGTCAAGAAGCAAATGTTCCAAAAGTCGTATCCCAAACGCAGCAGCAAACACAGTAATCCTCACTCTACTATTACAACAAAAGCAGCAGGTGTCTATTCTAAAAGGATTTAGCTCCTCCTCTAATTGTTCCTCTTCAGGTTGCAAGACTTCATTGCTCAGCAAATTTGAGGGCAACACTAAACTATTTAAATCTAAATTAATATCTGCAATAGTAGGTGCTGCCCCTCTCATTGTTCAATCATACAATTTCTGCAACAGCCTTTCCACTTACTTCTTATTAAATGAAATAACCCCCCTGTATAGAAGCAGTCAAGTTTTTCTAAATAATCTAACAGTTTTACACAATACAAACAACGAATAGGAATATCTTTCAAATTTTGATTAACAAGATCCTCAATAGCAGTAGCATGCACAGAACACTGGAAATAATTTTCTTTTTCAAATAAAGCACTTAATCTTAAACACTTTCTGCAACAAGCATAACATTTCTTATTTCTATACACCAAACTTAGTTGTTTACAATAAAAATCTGCTAATTCCTGCAGTTCTATTTGAAAATTACAAAATATACAAGGCAATTCCAAATCAAAGAAAGAAATCTTATTAACTTTACAATAATCAGCAAGACCTGTTGGCAGTGTAGGCTCCATGAGACTAAAAGGAGTCGCAAAATCCTCCTTTTATAAGTATCTCTCCCGGTTATATTTTTAGTATATAGACAATTGTTGCCAACAATCATTGTAGAGACAGAAGCTCCGACCACTCCCGGTACAAAGGCTGGCAGCCAGATTCGTGTTTTCGCCTGAAGACATATTGACTCAGAAACGGTTGAATGAACTTGTAATCACCTTAACTTACCTTTCAATCAGAAGGCGAACGGTTTCGGTCTTGTTTGGCGCGCAATTTGGCACAGAAAATCTTATTTCTGAGAAGAGAACCGAAGGGAATACCCCTTTGTCGTCCAGGTGTTGTTGTTTGTTATGAAGATTGAATGCAACCCAAGTAATTACAGAGGCGGAAAGTATGTTGACCACATGAGTCAGTTTTACATGTGTGATCATTTCACATTTATTTGTACTTCACAGTATCAGTTCACAGTATTTTACTAAAATTCACAGTAAAGTTTCACAGTTTTACTTCATACGCATCATTACTTTGTAGTTTTTCTGCGTTTTACTGAACGTCTAGCACCACTAACTGCAGATGTAGTAGTTCTGTAACGTTTACCATTGCCATTTATTAATCCACTTTGGTATAAAAAGCGTCTACCTAAAGAAGATTGAGACAGCTCACTGGAAAACCGTTCCTGTAAATCAACATCCCAAAAATTTAATTCTTTATAAGGATCCTGATTTTCAGATTCAGAATTTTGGTCAGGACATCTGGTAGCTTTAGATTGCAGGAACCGATATTGGTCTTCGATTCCAGTAGGTGGTGGAGGCACAAAGTTTAGCTGCCAGCTATCTAGAATATTTGGATTCATGACATTTAGGTGGGCTAAAACATCTGCTGTTAATGGAACTTTACATAACTGAAATATAAGCTCCATTTCATATTCTTCAACATGTCGTAAGTAATGTTTAAAGTCACTGGCCTTATACTTATAAGTATCATTGTCTTCCCCTGAAGCCTTAACTGATATATTAAAGTTGACATTATGAGTGTTATCAACCACAGTGACAAATAAATTGTTACCCCAACATATAGCATTGTTAGTTCCCTGAGCTTTATTAATCCAATATGGTCTATTAAATAACTGAGATTCACTGGATACTAAAGAGCCACTGGGGGTTCCAAAGTAAACTATAGAAGCAATATCTGCTTGTTCCTGTCCCTGTGCTCCTGGTATAAAATACTTAGATGTAGGCTCAAAAGGTTCTGGGATAGCATCTCCAGAGTTCCCAGCACGTACAAAATAATGTCTGGTGTAAACCTGCTCCCGCTTTCCAAAGAAAAAACAACTGTCACCATAAATATCATTACTCATTTTCAAGAAATCTGGATATTTGCAAGTAGTAGCAACTATATCTAAAGGTGCACTGGATTTGTCTTCTTGTAAGACATTAAAATTAAATGCCCCAAAGCCGATATCACACATATCACCATCCTGAATAACGCTGTTCATTAACTGTATTGGAGGACAGTCTCCTTTTACTGGACGTGCAGTTTTACAAGGTTCAGCAATATCCCAATGTTCACCAATAACTGGAGTGCAACCTATAATAAGCATTTGTGTTTGTTTAGGATCAAAGGATGTGTTTTGTCTGTTGTCATCAGAATTTTTCTTGTAAGAATTGGGATTTTCTGTATCCATAAATTTATTAAATAACGGATGACCTGTGGTTCCAATACCCAAAGGCCCTCCTCTGCTAACCTCAATACCTTTTACTTTCCAAACTAAACGTTCGTGATTAGGATTATAAAACCCTGATTCTATTAAAGCAAATTTATTAGGATCTGGTAACTTTAACCTAAACACTCTAAATTGGTTTCCAGAGACTTTAGGTACTAAAATAGTTTGTGGATTCCCTACATCTCTAATTGGAAAGTAAGGATGGCCTACTGTCAACAGTCTTTCAGTACTCGCATGAAAGTAAAGAGATGTTGGTGTGATATATTCATCCGTTTCCAAAACACGAGCCACAGGTTGTGCAGGTGGTAGAAATAGCTTTCCAGTAGTTGATGACCAGTTTGCCATGGTTCTGCAAAATATTAAACAAGGTCTGTTCGTTTTCGTTTTTTCCTACGTAATAAGCCAGGATGTAAATCATAGTCAAAATTATCAAAATCCACAAATGTAGGCGGTAAGGGCTCAATTGGAACAGATGGTGTAAAAGGAGTAATAGGTAACCCCTCTGCAGGGGTTAGAGTTGTTTGAGGATATGATACAAATAAATCAGCTGGCAAATCATCAAGATAAATTCGTAAACCAATACCAGGAGGCAAGGTTGGAAATGTAAAAGTGGTGTTACGTCTGGTTCCAGTTAAAACCAGATGAGAATTACTAAAATCTTCTGTTAACTGGTCTAATAACTGTTTTTCCTCAGAATGTAAAGGGTCTGGATATTCAAATGGGTCTACAAAACTACTTTCTGCAAGTGCATCCACTATAGTTAAATCACCAGAGTGTTGTCCTAAGTTACTCATCTCAATTGCATCTGCTGTGTCGATTTTACTAATATCATAATAAAAATGGACATCTTCTCCTATACGTACACCACTCCGCGTTTGAATAGTCCCGCGCTTGCCTGCTCTGCTAAGTCTTATAGTACCAGAATCGGTTTCTGAAAACTGAGCTCTTCCTAATCTTACTACATCAGCAAAATCAGAGTCTGGAGCTGCTGCAATGTCTTGCAAATCCTGTTCAAAACTTAAACTGACATCCGGTGCATAGGCGGGATTTTCAAATTCAAAAGTGACAGCGCGGGAAGGTTGACCCAGAAAATCTAAATTTCTAGTGGCTACCTGTCGGAACCGCCTATTGTACAAATTTCGAGCCCGCCCAAAAGTTCTATTTATAACCTCACGTGGTGTACTGGTTCGTGGAGCAGTGTCTATCTCAAATTCTAGTCTTGGATTTATTTCATCCAAAGGAATTTCTTCTGCAAAGCCAATACTATCCCCTCCCAAAGTTGCATCTACAAAAACATTAAAATCAGCCCCCCGACCGATATCGGTCGTGCTGGAAGTAACACTTATATGAGGAGTGGAACTGTTACCCTTTGTGCCTAGTGCAATACGTTTTGGAGGAGGTTCTACTGGAGACACATCTAAAACAGCTATATCGTCATTACCCCCAGTTATAACAGTAGGATGACTAGTAGTGCTGGTAACATCAGAAACAGGGTCTGGATCAGTTATAACTTCTACATTAACTCCCCCCAAGGTGTTTAGTTCTATGTCTGGAGTAACTTCAGATAGAGGGACAATAGAGGAGCTTGAAGGATTAACAGCATCAATAGGCACAATGTCTGGTGGGCCTAATGGATCTAACACAACTGTAGGCTTTATTACAGTGCCTTGTGGAGTAACTCTGCTGGGTGTTGATAATGGATTATAGCCAGTCATACCTCCAGTACCTCTGGAAGTTCCTATACCGAGACCTCCAAAGTATACAAAACTGCCCAACCATTTTAATAAACGATCAGCAAGTGTATTGTGTTCTATTTTATTTTTTACATCTTCTGGACAATTACCTGATAGTTGGCATTTATTGTACAGGTTTACAACAGAGTCTCTTTTTCGTCTACTTTTAACAGTATTCATATTGCATTTACTATTATACAATTACAACTTATTCAGATTTCCAAAAGTGTACGTAGCATTTCTAGGCAGCTGAGTATGTTTAACAAAGGCTTCTCTTTGGGCATTATTTGTGAAAGCAACTAGCAAGCGACTATGTGCTGGTGATGTGTCTCCCACCCATTGGAATACAGTGCTCATCACCAAGAATCTTTGCGGGTACTGATTCGATTTTCTATATCTCCAACATTTTAAAGAATTGGCTGTACCACTAATACAAATTAAAGGCGGATCCCTAGCCTCTTCTTGTAAAAGTCCAAGCCTTGACAGACCTTTTCTTTGAGGCGTTCTATGTCGTTGTCCAACCTCTGCAGCAGATGGGGCAGATCCCAATCCTCCTCTTCTTCTCCTTTTGGAGGGGGTTTCTCCTCCGGAGGCTCCGGATTCTCTCTGTTGTCTTCCTCGTCGAAATCGAATATTTTTGGTTTCAGGTGATGTCGTGGATGAAGGATGTCCGGGTGATTCTTTGTGTCCAGCAGAGCTCTTCTTGGTGGGCGAGGTGTAGGTGGAGGGCCCTGGAATGGGGTCCTCGTCGATGCTGGAGTAGTGGGAGGAGGTAGAGCTGACAATAGAGGAGGAAATTACTTGTGTTTTATAATGCACAGTCCATTTTCC